ACGACGTTTGACAATTCCATCAAAGCCCTGGGCGTCTCGGTCAAGCCTGGGGGTTACCTGATCGGCATAACACCCGAGAGGGCCCGGGCCGAGGCCATGGTCGACGACTCTTCACGATTTGTCGATAAATTTGGAAATGAAATTGAACTCGGTGAGAGACTCAAGGTCCGCCTAGCCGATGGGCCCTTTTACGCCGACGGGCCAAAGGAGGAGCCCCTCCTGGATGCGGCAGTCCTGATTCAAAGTCTCGCCGAGGTCGGGTTTGCCATGTTGATATGGGAACCCATGCTGAGCCGGCCGAATGGTCTCATTTCAGATTTGTATTCGAAATTCGTCTTCAGGAAAAAAACTCGGTAAATGTCAGGATGGAAGTGCTCGTATTATTTGTGATCCTGCTCGTCATCATTCATTTCAATCGTGAACCCGAAATGCTCTCACAAATCAAGGCGAGATACTGGGCCATACTCGACATGCTGAAACAGACCGGCGACCCAAGGTGGGCCCCTATTCTCAAACCGGCAATCATCACGGGAATCAAGGGCAAAAAGGATGGCGTCATAGGCTCGAACGTCAACAAGGGGTACGAAATTTACATCTGTCTGGACGGAGACGATGTAAATTCGGCGGTGTACGTCCTGATTCATGAATTGGCACACATGTCTGTGCCGGAGTATGATCACTCGTCGAAATATTGGGACAATTTTAGGGACATGAAGAAGTTGTGCGTCGATAAGGGCCTTTATAAACAGATGGGTGATCGCAAGTATTGTGGAGATTTGATTAAGGACTCCTAGGCGCGCAGCGCCTAGGTTGTGATCCCGAGGCCCTTGGGGGAGGCAAAGACCAGCGCCTTCGGCGCTGACTTTACGCTTTGTCCTTCAAGAACTGCTTCGCGAAATAGAAGATGATGGCCGCGAGCAGGGCCGTCACGGCCAGGCCGGTCGTAGAGACCTCGCCCGAATCGCCCAGGAACTTGGGGACCATGGTGCTCAGCTTGCCCTGGACCGGCTTGGAAAAGGCGATCACACCGGCCACGCCGGCCAGGACCGCCATGAACTGGTCGTCAGTCAGACCTAACGGGTTCTTGGACCGACTACCCTTGGCGCCATCGTCGCGCGGCGTCGGCTTGTTGCCCTGCATCATCGCTGACGGGCCCATAGGCGGGCCCATAACCTCGTCCTGCATCATGCGACCTGGACCCGGCATGACGTCTTCAATAGCCGTCGAGAAGTCTGCCATTTGAGATTCGTCTAGGTTTTTTTCAGGCGCGACGAGCGCCTCTGGCGGGAGCAGGCCAGTCGGAATGAGATTCTTGCGCTCGCTCGGCTTTTCTTCGTTGCGCGCGAGCGCCTGAAGGGCGAGTTCCTCATTTACAGAGGTCTCGCTCACGAGGTTCTCGATCGGTGTTGACATGGAATCCATGCCTGGATCGTATGTCAGAACCATTAAGTTTTACTCAGAAAAGAAGAGGCGTGACTCAGCGCGTCTTTTTTATGACGACCGTCTCGCCCTTGCGCTTCGGCCCCGCGCCGACTTCGGCTCGCTGAGCGGCGGCCCGAGCGCTATAGTGCCTCTGATGGTACTGCCAGAACGCCGGCCCGCCGACCCGGAATCCGCGGCGTAGCGGCGCCTTGTACCAGAAGACGCAGTCCGTGATCTTATTCGACTTGGACGTGTTGTCGAGCACGAGACACTCGTAGTTCTCGGTACAGGCATCCATGACCTGGCTGAAGCTGTCATACGTAGGAAAGACGCCGAAGAAAGCCTTGTAAAGGTTCTCGCGGTTCTGACGGACGTTGTCGCGCAGGGCGAACACGTAATCGACGTTCGTACGAATCATGGGCGTCATGTCCATGCAGTACTGGGTCGTCATCATGAAGAAGATCTTCCAGTGGCGGCCGTTCATGAAGAGCTGGCGGATACACGTGTCCCGCATGAAGGACCGGTCGTACATGCAGTCGTCCATGAGGATGAACACGGGCGAGCAACGACCGGTCGACAAGAGCCGCTTTTGGCGCTCGATCAACTTCTCGATAGCCTCCTTATTGTAATCGCCAAAAACGAATATGTCCGGTATAAACTGCTTGTAGTACCCGTTGCCCTCCTCGGTTCCGGACATGGCTATGCCGGCCGGCAAGTGCTTCTTGTGCCAGAGAATGTCCGTCACGAGGGTCGACTTACCGGTACCACGCTTCCCTATGAAAACGCACACCTTGTCGTCCCCCATGGTGGCCGGATTGAATTTTCTCAATTGCAAAGCCATCGTCGGTACCTTCAATTTCTCGACAAAATTAAGACTGGCCTGAGGCGCACAATGGTCCAGGGGCGCCCTACGGGCGCGAAATAAGTTCTGCGAACTTACTAGAGATGTCGGCTGGTTATATCCAGCTGGCCGCAATTGGACAACAGGATGCATATCTCACAGGAAAGCCAGAGGTGACGTACTTCTCGGGCGTCTACAAACGTCACACGCCTTTCGTTCTCGAGGCGTACGACATCCCGTTCCAGGATCAGCAAGTCCTTTACGGGTCTTTGAATATATGCAGGATTCCACCCAAGGGAGATCTCATACGAGGTCTAACTCTCAAAATGAATTTACCGGCCCTTTCAAATCCCGGCAACAACTGGACTTGGCCCCTTCCGTCCTCCATCTCTTACCTCCCTCATTTCATCGTGAGTAACCTGGCAGGGGTTCGCACATACAACGAGACCCCTTTACTTGGCAATGTCTCTTATTACAGCACGGTCAACTCGCCATCATGGATCACAGGGAACATCGCCTACTATGTATCGTACAACGCCGTCACGAACAAATTTACATTCTCTAATTGTTTGAGCGTCGAGGTTGATTCGTCGTTCGGCGTCTTTTGGGGGTTGGATCCGAAGGTCGGGACGAGCAACGTCTCGAACCTGGTCTACACGGTGTCAGGATCGCGCCCGGGTGACTTTACTCTCGAGCAATCGGGGTGGCTCCAGAGTCCGGGTATCATAGACCCAAAGACGGGCCTGTTCCTCCAGGCCACGGGGACGCAAGCCGTGACGTCCGCCTCGACGTACCTCAATTTCGGAGCCACGAATACCCAGGGCGGGCCCGTATGGATAAATTACTATCCGAAACCGACGGCGTTCATCGTGTCGAGTACTGGCCGAGTGCGCTTTGGCGGCCAGGGCTACTATATTTTGCGCGCCTCGATGGCATTGGACGTCGGCTCTCTCGCGACGATATCCTATGGTACGACCAGTGTAGACAGCGGCACACCTTCGTCCTTTACGTACACGTACACGTTCCCAGTGTCTCCGGACCCCTCGATGCCGATAGTCCTGCCGATCAACGTGTCCGACCCGACGCGATACTATTCCTTTTACGTGACGTCATCGACCGCGGCGAACATACTCACCGGTTCGTGGCTCTCGATCAATCCCGTCGAAGAATTTTACAAGTTCAACAACTCGACTAAGACCCTCACGGCGCAGTACTCGCGCCTGCCGTTCGCCGGGGCCGTCACCCCCCAGAACACGTACGCGAACCTAGCGTCTGACTCGTCGTTCAGCTTCCAGGGCGGCGCCGGTATGTACCTCGCGTCCGGGTCCATCGCGCTCGTCAACCCGGCCGTCGGTCAATACGTCTCGAACGTCTCGATCAGCAATGCCCTTTCGATATCCAACGTTCTTTTCACGTACGACATGTCATCCCAGGGTCGCGATCCGACCTTCTTCTTTTCGATGCCGATTCAGGTCCGGAGCACGACCGATAAGTTTGCGTTCAATGTCGGCCTCACGTCCGGGACATCCGCGACCATCAACGCGGATACGTTCGTCGCATTCAGCCAGTTTGGCGTTTATCCCGGAACCCAGTCAGGCTACGTCCTTCCTTACAATGGCCTGTTATTCAACGCACCGGCCCCACAGGTCCTGAACGGGAACGTGAATCTCACGAACTACACATCTACAGGCAATTCATATATCATTTCAACCCCAGCCCAGGGTGGTCTGACGTTCTCAAACACGGGCATTTATATGATGACCGCGACCCTATCGGGTACGACTCCTGTATCACGCGTCTCATTTGGCTCGACGGTATACAACGTCGGTGTCGGACTTTTACCGCCTTATACTTTCACCCTGCCCCTGAATATCACGACGCCGTTTTTGGGCGCGAACATATCCTTCGTGACTGGAAACACGTCGGCACAGACTCTCGGCGCAAACAGCTTCATTTCCGTGTACCCGATCGCATCAAACACAATTCAGAATATAAATTACAACTACAACGATTCGGTCGGGACGTGGGCGATCAAGTCAGCCGAGCTCAAAATTGGCGGTCAGTCTATCCAGACGCTCACGGGCGAGTACATAGAACTCTGGAACGATCTCAACGTACCTTACGAGAATCAGTCAGGTCTGACCCTTCTGACCGGCAAGTACGACACGACGAACGTCTACTCGACCCGGACGTACTACACAAACTTACCCTTTTACTTCTACGGGAATCCAGAGCTCTCCATCCCGATCACGGCGCTCGACCGCCAGGACGTCGAAGTCTGGGTGACCTTCCGTAACTTCGGGGAACTCACTGTGACGTCCATCGGGTCGCCTACTCTCGACGCGACGATCCTGGTCGAGTACGTCTACCTGTCCGACCCTGAAATCAACTGGTTCAGATCGCACCGGCTCGACTATCTCATCACCCAGTGCCAGTACCAGAACTTC